GAAAATGATTGAGCACATCCCAAACAATCGCGCCGCCAAGCCATCGATTTACGACGCTCAGTGGAATTAAGCTGGTGTCGCTGCTTTCATGGCTTTGGCCATTTGCGCGCTCAAAACCGGAGCGTATCGAGCCGCTATTTGAAGCATCAATCGAAGATCCGAATATTCCAATCACTCAACAGGAGCTCTCGGTCATCCTATCTGGCGGGCCGACCATGGCTGGGCCGCTCGTTGGCGAGACGACATCGATCCGCTGCGTCGACGTCTTCCGCTGCGTTTCGATCCTGTCAGGTCTGATCGCGTCGCTGAAAATCAATCTCTACACGTGGGAAGGAGACAAAAGGGTCTCCGCGACGCAACATCGTCTCTACCCGCTGTTGAGGATGCAGCCGAACGAATTCATGAGCGCATTCGTTTGGCGTGAGCTCATAGTTGTCACCTTGCTCCTTTGGGGAAACCATTACAGCCGCATTGTTTATGACAATGCTGGCCGGGTCGTCGGATTCGTTCCTATCCCGCCGTGGCTTGTGACAGTCGAGCGTCGTGAGGACGGGAAGATTCGCTATGTGGTCAGGTTGAAGAGCGGAGCGGAATATTACGAGCAGGAAGACATGCTCCATATCCCTGGGCTTGGCTTCGACGGGCTTAAAGGATTGCCGGTCATCACGGCCGTAGGGCGCCAGGCGATCGGGACGTCGCTCGCGATGGAAGAGTTCACGGCGCGACTCCACGCCAACGGCGTAAGGCCGAGCGGCATCGGTAAAGCCAAAGAGGGAATGTCTCCTGCCGCCTTCGCGAGAATGAAAGATACCTTCGACCGTCTCTACTCCGGCGTCGGTAATGCCGGCGCCACGATCTGGGTCGACGCCGGCACAGAGTGGACGGCGATGCAGCTTTCGCCGAAGGATGCCGAGACGCTTCTCGCGCGAAGGTTCTCGACGGTTCAGATCTGCAACATCTTCGGTGTTCCGGCGATGCTCTTAAATGAAAACGCCGACATGACGGCGTGGGGCTCAGGCATTGAACAGATCATGCTCGGGTTTCTTATGACCACAATCAATCCGTGGCTCGAGCGCATCGAATCCGAGATCAATCGTAAGTTGTTTATGAAATCGAATTTCGAGGCCGAATTTGATCGCGACGGTCTGATTGTCCTCGACTCGAAGGCCAAATCTGAACTTTTCTCGAGGTTGGTCGCCGCGGCGATGATGACGCCGAACGAAGGCAGGCGACGCCTGAACCTGCCCGATATGGAGAATGGCGATCAACTCTTCATCCAAGGCGGGATGGTGCCGCTTAACATGGTTGGCGCGCATCTAACGCTAGAGCCTTCACAGGATGCTCCGGAAGGGACACAGCAGCAATGAAAACGTCGCGCTTCTTCACTCGCATGAATAAGGAAACGGCGCGCCGCCAATGGAGCGACCGCTTCAACAATCGCGCTCTAGCCGGTCGCGAGCCGAAGCGGGCGAAGATCAATGCGCTCGCCGATGGCGGCGTCGAGATTCTGCTGTATGACGAAATCGGATTCTGGGGAATTACAGCCACTGAATTCGTCAATCAACTCAATGCCATAGACGCTCCATCCATCACCGTTCGCATCAACAGCCCTGGCGGAGACGTGTTCGACGGCATCGCCATCCATGCCGCACTTATCCGACACCCAGCCACGATCACGATTCATATCGATGGGCTCGCGGCTTCAGCTGCATCCTTCATTGCACTCGCGGGCAAGACGGTCGTCATGAGCGAGTCGGCGCTGATGATGGTTCACTGTGCATGGGGTTTTGCGATCGGCAACAAATCCGACATGCTCGAGACTGCAACGATCCTGGAAAAGATCGATGGACAGCTTGGCGACATCTACGCGAAGAAATCCGGCAAGACCCCAGCCGAGTGTCTCACGATGATGGCTGGCGATGGCAAGAATGACGGAACCTGGTTCACCGCCGAAGAGGCGAAGGAATGGGGGCTCGTCGACGAGATCGCCAGCGGCGACGATGGCGAAGACGAGTCAGAGCAGGCCGCCATGCAGTTGAAGGTCATGGCGATGAAACGCCGCCTCGCGCTCGCCGCGCACGACGACTGATCGATACGCAAAAACATCGAATTTTGGAATTGGGTCGCGAAGAGATCGCGCCCAAATTGGCGGCCCGTGCCGCAGAAAGGTAAAAGCGATGAAAAGTAGGGCCCTGCGTGAGCAGCGCGCGAAGCTCGTTGATGACGCTCGCGCTCTGCTTGACTCCGCCGGTGACAATGTCACTGACGAAATCAACGCCAAGTTCGATGAGATGATGGCGGAGGCCGATCGTCTCAAGGCGAAGATTGATCGCGTCGAGCGCCTCGAGGCGACCGAGGATCATCTCGCGCAGCGTATTGAGCAGCGCGCTGGTCTTGAGCGCATTTCGACCGACGAGGCCGAGGCGCGCAATGAGCAGGAAAACACGATTTTCCACTCCTATCTGCGCAACGGCCTCAGCGATATGCCGATGGAGCTGCGCGCGCATGCGCAGGGCCGTCTCCAGTCTATCGACGCCGCCGCCGTGCAGCGCTACGTCAACGCGCAGAGCACGCAGAGCGATCCCGCCGGCGGCTATCTCGTGCCGGACACCTTCCAGACCGAGCTCGATCAGGCCGAGCTGGCCTTTAGCGGCATGATGGAGGTCGCGCGGATCATCAATACTGGGGCTGGGGGCGATATCCACTGGCCAACCGCGAACGACACCAACAACAAGGGCCGTATCCTCGGCGAGAACACGCAAGTCACGAAGACTGACGTTTCGTTCGGGGCGGTCAAGCTTGGCGCCTATACGTTCAGCTCTGATCTTGTATTGGTCTCGAATGAGCTATTGCAGGACAGCGCGATCAATCTCGACACGTTGCTTGCGGCGCTACTCGGCGAGCGCATTGGCCGTAAGGCGAATGAGGTCTTCACGACGGGATCCGGCGCCAGCGTGCCCTACGGCGTCGTGCCGATGTCGACTCTTGGCGTCACCGCGGCGAGCGCCTCGGCGATCACGATGGACGAGATGTTCTTCGATCTTCCGCACAGCCTCGGCCGTTCCTACCGCAGCCGCGCGCGGTTCATGATGAATGACTCGACGCTAAAGGCGATCCGGAAGCTGAAGGATGGCGACGGTCGTCCGCTGTGGCAGGTCGATCTTCAGCGCGGCGCGGCCGACATGATCGGGGGCTACGCTTACACGGTGAACGACGACATGGCGGATATCGCGACGACTGCGAAGTCGGTGCTCTTTGGCGACTTCTCGAAATACATGATTCGTCGCGTCGCGGGCTCCCGTGTGTTGCGTCTCAACGAGCGATACGCCGATTACGGCCAGGTCGCCTTCCTTGCGTTCCAACGCATGGACGGCGTGCTGATCGACGCCGGTACCCATCCGATGCGCCATCTGATCCAGGCGTAATTCGCCTGATCTGAGTTCAAGCTTACAAAGGGCGGGCCAGCCGGCCCGCTTCCTACTCGAGATGAAGGAGACCCCAAAATGAACGGGGACTTGCACAACAACATCTATCCGAAGCGGGGTCTTTCGCCCGTAGCGGCTGTTACGGACAACACGGCGTTTGTGTCGGAAATTGTTGACACGGCCGGGTTCGATTCGGTTGAGTTTGTGATCCTGACCGGGTCGCTCGCCGACGCCGATGCGACCTTCACTGTGCTGTTTGAGGATGGCGCCGCGGCGAATCTGAGTGACAACGCGGCGGTCGCCGACGACTATCTGCTTGGCACGGAAGCGCTCGCGGGTTTCACGTTCGCGGCCGACAATAAGGTGTTCAAGATCGGCTATATCGGCACGAAGCGTTATTGCCGCGTGACGATCACCCCGGCGAACAACACGGGCAACGCCTTTGTCGCCGGCGTGTGGCTGCTTGGCCACCCGAGGACTGCGCCAACGGCGAACCCCCCGGCCTGATTGACTTACTGACGCCGGGTTCGCCCCGGCGTCACTATATCGAGTGGATTAGAGAGCGCCATGAAACTCGTGAAAGTGAAAATTCTCCGCCCGTTCTACTGCTCGCTTCCGGGCGGCAATGGGCGGGATGTGCGCCCCGGCGACGAGGCGGAAGTCCCGGACAGCCTCTTTGATACGCTGTCCGGCGACGGCTATATCGAGGCGCTCGGCGCGGGCGTCAATCCGGCAAAACCCGAAGAATTGGAGCCCACGGAAGGGTCAAA